CTTAGATGTTGCTGCCATCAAAGCACAACTGATGGAAGACTTCAAAGTAGACAAGATTCGCAAGTCTATTGACCAGATTGAACTGTTGGCAGAAATCTATGGTACGGGTATCGGTGAAATTGTTGTCAAAACAGAGAAAGTCTTTGTCCCCGCTACTCAGGCAATACCTGGTCAAATGGGACAAGCCGCTATCGGAGTCGTAGAACAAGACCGCATTGCAGTCAAGATTGTTCCTGTTAACCCCCGTAACTTCTTGTTTGACCCCAATGGAACATCTATTGATGACTGTATGGGTGTTGCTATTGAAAAGTATGTCTCCATCCACAAGGTCGTAAAAGGTCAAGAAGAAGGCATCTACCGCAAGGTAAAGGTCGGTACTGACTCGATGGATACAGACTTAGAGCCTACACAAGAGGTTTCTCAGTATGAAGACGATAAAGTTAAACTTTTGACTTACTATGGTTTAGTTCCTAGAGAGTATCTTGAGCAACTAGAAAACGAAGAAAATGGAGAAGTAGAAGACTTATTCCCTGAAGACAGTATTCAGGATGAGTATTCCGATCTGGTTGAGGCTATTGTCGTTATCGCCAATGATGGTGTTCTTCTCAAAGCTGAAAAAAACCCATACATGATGAAGGACCGCCCGATTCTTGCTTATCAGGACGATACAGTTCCTAATCGCTTGTTGGGTCGTGGTACTGTTGAGAAGGCTTACAACTCACAAAAAGCTATAGATGCCCAAGTTCGTTCACACTTAGATTCACTAGCTCTCACAACTAGCCCAATGATGGCTATGGATGCGACTCGCCTACCTCGTGGTGCTAAGTTTGAAGTAAAGCCAGGTAAAGCAATCCTGACAAACGGCAATCCCAATGAGATTCTGTTCCCGTTCAAGTTTGGCAATACTGATGGTTCTAACCTGACAACTGCCAAAGAGTTTGAACGTATGCTTTTGATGGCAACAGGCACTTTAGACTCTCAGGGGATGGTTACTGCTGTCTCCAGAGATGCGGGTCAGGGCGGTATTTCGATGGCTACTGCCTCGATTATCAAGAAATACAAGCGTACCTTGGTGAACTTCCAAGAGGATTTTATGATCCCCTTCATCACCAAAGCCGCATACCGCTATATGCAGTTTGACCCAGAGCGTTATCCTACTGTGGACATGAAGTTCATTCCTACGGCAGCACTCGGTATCATTGCTAGAGAGCATGAACAACAACAGTTTATTGCTTTGTTGCAGACTCTTGGCCCGAATACACCTGTTTTGCCTATCATTTTGAAGGGCATCATGGCTAATTCTTCTCTGTCAAACAGATTTGAATTGATCGAGATGCTAGACAAGATGGCTACGGCTGATCCACAGGCTCAACAAGCGGCTCAGATGCAACAACAATTGGCTATGCAACTGGCACAGGCTCAGATTGCTGTCCAAACTACGCAAGCAGAGCAGAACAAGGCTGAAGCGCAAAAGTTATTGACTGAAGCGCAATTGATGCCTATTGAGTTGCAAGCAAAGAGCATGGCGGCTAACACCAAGAACCTCCCAACTGATGACGCTTTAGCTTCTAGGGAGTTTGATAAACGGGTCAAAGTTGCTGAATTGATGCTAAAAGAAGCAGATATTCAGAACAAGGCTAAGATTGTTGAAAAGCAGATGACTAGACAATGAATCCAGAACTTCAGAAGTACTACGAAGAAAGATTTTCCATGATGTCCACTCAAGGGTGGGTAGATTTAATGGAAGATGTTGACAAAATGATAGAGCCTTTAAATAATATCTCAACAATTGCAGACGAAAAAAGTTTACAATTCAGAAAAGGCGAGTATTCAATACTAATTTGGCTGAAAAACTTGAAACAAGTCAGCGAAAGAGCATTTGAGGACTTAAATGAGAAGAATGTATGAATTTGCCTGTATAAACGGGCATAAGACAGAGAGATTTGTTGATTATGAGTTAACAAGTCTTGTGTGTGATTGTGGTGAGGAGACTCATCGCATTTTATCTGCACCAGCTTTTAAGCTAGAAGGGTGGTCTGGGACGTTTCCATCAGCGCATGGAAGGTTCGAGAAAAGTCACTTAGATAGATTAAAAGCCGAGCAGAAACTCAACTCATAAGCAATTATGCCGAGTTGAATCTCCTACAACCGATTGACGGCAGGAAAAGGAAATAAGTATGTTAGTTGATGATGAAAAAGAAGAGTTTGGCGAGTTAGAGATTGAACAACAGAAGATCGAGCAAAAGGCTGAACTTCCTGAGAAATACAGGGATAAAAGTTTAGACGAGATTGTGAAGATGCACCAAGAGGCTGAAAAGCTCATTGGAAAGCAAGCACAGGAAGTAGGCGAGGTCAGAAAGTTAGCCGATGAACTTATCAAGCAGAACCTTGGTTCACGACAGCAACAGACTAGGCAGGAAGAGCCTGAAGTAGATTTCTTTGAGAATCCACAGAAGGCAGTTCAAAGGACTGTTGATAATCACCCCGACATCTTAGCTGCACGACAAGTAACGCTAGAAATGAAAAGGGCGCAGATTCAGCAAAGGTTAGCGCAAGAACATCCCGACTTTGGAGACATCGCCAGAGATCAGGACTTTGCAAATTGGGTGAAGTCTAGCCCTGTTCGCATCAAGATTTTTGAGCAAGCCGATTCTGGATATGATTTCGACTCAGCCAATGAATTGCTATCTACCTATAAACAGCTACGCACTGTAAAAAGTAAGCAAGTAAGTGATGAGGGTGAGGTAACTCGCAAGCAGAACTTAAAGGCAGTAGGTGTTGATGTAGGTGGTTCTGGTGAATCATCAAAGAAAGTATACAGAAGGGCTGACCTTATTCAGCTTCAGTTGAGAGACCCAGATCGTTATGCTGCGCTTAGTGATGAAATCATGCAAGCGTACGTAGAGAAACGGGTTCGTTAAAATTTGTTTTAGGAGATTTAATCATGGCATATCCAACACCAGCGGTAACAGTAACCACCGCAGCAACGTTCATTCCAGAAATCTGGTCTGACGAAATCGTAGCTTCTTACAAGAAAAACCTTGTTTTGGCTAACATCGTAATGAAGATGAACTTCAAGGGTAAGAAGGGCGATGTAGTTCACATTCCCGCACCTACCCGTGGTAACGCAACAGCGAAAGCGGCATCTACTGCCGTTACATTGATTGCCGACACTGAGACAGAAGTTCAGGTTAACATTAACCAACACTTCGAGTATTCACGTTTCATTGAGGACATCGTTGAAGCACAAGCCTTGAACAGCTTGCGCCAGTTCTACACTGCTGACGCTGGCTATGCGCTTGCCAAGCAAGTAGACACTAGCTTGATCCAATTGGGTCGTGCATTCAATGGTGCTACTGTCGGTACTAACGACTATGCGACAAGCAATACATCCACCAAAGCCTTCGTTGGCGGTGATGGTACTACTGTTTATAACAGCACATCTTCCAATGCTTCCGCATTGACTGACGCTGCTATTCGTCGCACTATTCAGCGTTTGGATGACAACGACACTCCTATGGATGGTCGCTTCTTTATCATTCCTCCTTCAAGCCGCAATACGTTGATGGGTCTTTCCCGTTACACAGAACAGGCTTTTATTGGTAATGGTAATGCAATCCGCAATGGTGAAATCGGTCAACTGTATGGTATCCCCGTGTTCACAACAAGCAATGCTGATACTGCTGCTGGTAACTCCACAACAGATCGTATCTGCTTGATGGGTCACAAGGACTCTATGGTTTTGGTTGAGCAAATGGGCATCCGCTCACAAACTCAGTACAAACAAGACTACTTGGCTACCTTGTTCACATCTGACACACTTTATGGTGTGAAAGCAATGCGTACAGCCGCTACTGTTGGTGCAGCTTTGTCTTCTAGCGCATTTGCGTTAGCAGTTCCAGCCTAATAGTTGCCTTTTCCCCTCGCCTTAATCGGTGGGGGGATTTTTTACATCAAGGAGATTTATTATGGCAGCAGCAACAGCAGTCGTTTCCCGTAGGGGCAATGACCAATTCCGTGGTTTGTTTGCAGACACTTGGGAAGTTACTTGTA